GTAGTATTTGCACCACCAACTGTTAATGTAAATGTTGCACCTATTCCAGTAAATTCACTAGAAATATCATCATATATTTGATTGGTGTCATAATTGTTTCTTAAAAATACTCTTCCAGTAAAATCTGCAGTTTCTGGTTCTAAGTTACTTGAATCTCTTTCAATTGTCGAAGATCCTCTAGGGGGATCCACAAAATGTATTTTGGAACCAACAATATTATAAGAACCCTTATGAATTCTAACTTCACTTCCATCCAGATGAGAAGTTGCTATAGATCCAACCACACCTCTTTTAACTTGAACTATAGTCGATTGTCCAATTCCTGTTATTGGTCCAACTGAAATGGTTCCAAAACCTATATT